CGATTGTGGCGAGAACGGCGGTGTAGAAAGGCGGTACGATCGGTTTGACAATCTGCACATCGCATTTGTACTCGCCACGCTCGATGTTGGTGTCGGTAAACGTCATGATCGCGGTAACCGCGTCGTCGGGACCCGCGCCGTGAGTCGATATCTTTTTCCGAGCGATGTAGTCATCGGTGTCCAGAACGAGCGATCCCGTCTGCATCTTGACGTTGAGAAAGGCGCCGATGATGTGGGCCCCTGTATAACGCCCATCCCTGCTTTGATCGCCAGCGATCTTATAATCCATTGAAAACAACTCATTACCAACGTCAGTGTCGGTAAAGGTCAAAGTCACGGTAGCCATGTTTCTATCATTTCCCTGATTCGAGTGTCGGCCATATGAGGGCCGTTGTGACCATTGAGTTAAAAGATGGCCCCGACGATGTTGTCCTGATTTTCGTTCGGCAGTTCCTTGCGATGCTGAATCCAGCCGTTGAAATTTCCGTGCCGCTGGCTTGTCATCCAGCGGTTGGTCATCGGATGAAATTTGTCTGGCGTGGCCTGATGCTCGGTCGGCGAGGCATGGATAAGGTCGGCCGAAACCAGCTTGTTGAACAAGTCAAAGTCAGCCGAAACCTTGGATTTCTGCCCGTCGAAGGTCTTGTAGCTTGTGCGGGCGCACCGTGCCGCCGATACCCGCTTCATCACTTCCGTCGCGACCGCTTCCCGGCTGTGAGCGGGCAAGCGGAACTTCTGGATATCGATCATCGACACATTGTCGGCCCATTCGATGCACCCGTCGATCGTGTCCTGATCACCAGAGACATAAGGCAGATACCACTCACCGGCCGCAATGTGCGTCGGCGTGGAAGCATCCATTGCCTTCTTCATTTCGGCCGCGAGCGCTGCGATCGTCGGATCGGCGTCTGGATGATCGCGAAGGGAGAACCAATTGGCCCACTGCGTCGAGGTCACCACGGTACGAATGAGCGCCCACGGCTCAAGCAGGCGGTTGATATGCTGCTTGTGCAGGTTGATGTCATTCATCCGCTCAGCGATCGGAATGACCGCTTCCAGACCCATACGCCACAGCATCTCGGCCTGATGTGCGATGGTCTCAGGAACTTCGGTGAAGCCCTGCATACCCTTCTCGTTGAAGCGCCACGAAGCAGGCAGGGCGATGTTGTCCCGGATCATCTGGATCATCGTCATGACAGGGATAGCCCGGCTCGATGCCGCGTTACGGCTGAACACCCGGTGGGTCATCAACTCGGCATGGATGAACCGTGGATAGATCAGTTCGAAGGTCAGGATACGCGGTGCATCGTCACCGATGGCGTCGTAAATGATGGAAGCCTTGATCATGGAGAACTCTTTCAACCCCGAACCGTTTGAGCGAACCGAGCCTTAAAGGCCGAGATGGATGTATTTGGATCGCACCCTTCGAACCGGCTGTTCTGGACAACCCGGTCACTGGGGAGTGATGCGATGATGGAATCGATTTTTGCCTCGGAGACATGTTCGCCGGGCGTCGGTTTGATCCAGTCGGCAGTGATGCCGTAGACCTCGCCTCCGGTTGTGATGATCGCATCGACTTCGTTGGGAAAACGCACGTCGGTGATGACGCTGTCTTGTTTGAAGGCCACCGGGACCACCATGGACGCCCAGAAGTCCTCTCCCATACACGCCCGGCCCCATTCGGTACCAAGCGTCTGCATTGCACGTCGCGGTGTGTTCCCACCCAGATATGGCGTGGGAATTTCCTTGAGGTCTCCCTCGATCATTCGTTCTATCGTCTCACCGTCAACCCCTTGATACTGAAGCAGGCTGCGGAGCATAATTTTGAGGGGATCGGCAAGTTTGACATTGCGGTAGCCCTTCTCAAGCAGAACGGTCGCCCCCGTGTCCTTGCCCGATCCTTTTCGCCCGATAAGTCCAATCACTGTGTGTGTCGATGTCATCTATGGCTCCGTGTTTATTAAAACGCAACATTCAAATCAAAAATGTTCCATGAAAATTTTTTCTCAAACGCTCCGTCTGGATGGTTGACAGCGTCAAACAACTGTTTTCATGGAATAAAAATATGGAGATAGGTATGCGCGTTTTTGCGCGTCAACGAGTAGTGCAAAATTGTCACACCTGTACGTTGATTGATAATAACTACCCGACGATAACCAAATTTTTAGCGGCGCGGGTAACGGCTGTATAAAGCCACTGATCGGAAGCCTCGCGAAACACGTTGGATTCGTCGTGAACTACGACCTCATCCCATTGTGAGCCCTGACTCTTATGACACGTGATGGCCCAGCCGAAATCGACGTGATGATCTTTGATCTTCGCCCTGAATACGGACTGCTTATCGCCCGTGTAAAAGTCCTTATCTCGTGCAGCTACTGCTTCGAAATAAGCCTGCACGGCAAACATCGATTTCTTCTTGTTTTCTTCATCGACGAGGTGAAGCGCAAATCGGGCAGCGCCCTCTTCGAGTTCGTCGTGGTCGATGAGAGAATGGCACTGCATCCCGTTTACAAGGCTCGGGAACTCTTTGCTGTTCTTGCAGATGATCAGCGGTTCGCCAGATTGAGGCGCGTTCGACAAGTAGCCTGCGAGCTTGCGGAGTTTGTTGGTTACTTTGAACCGCGTCTTATGCGTGCCGACCAGAATCTGTGCGTCACGACTGAGATCGTAAGTGTAGATATCGTCTTTGGGGCGGACGATCTGAACGATGCCGTCATAGTCCCCGAAGTCGCATCGACGCCCCATACGGACCTCCGTAGCGATGTAGATGATCGGGTTGTCCTTCGCCTGCCGGTGGACCTCGGTCAGGAAGAAATCGGGCTGCTCGTCGAAGAAGCCGGGCTTGTCGTTGACAGGGGGAAGCTGGCCCGGATCACCCATCACAAAGACCGGTATGTCGAAGTCCAGAATGTCCTCAGCCATCTCCTTGCCGACCATCGACCCTTCGTCGAGAATGATCAGTTGGATGTCGCCCTGAACCAGTCTGGATTCAGGGTTGAGGCTGAAGCGCAGGTCCTTCAGGTCGTAGGCACGATCGAGGTCTTTTTGCAGGATCGCGATCTTGCGGTTGAGTTCGTCGATGCTGGACTTGACGTTCCCCGTCGGCGGCGGCAGCAGGCCGTTGGAAATCGCCTCGATCTCGGCAAATGCCGTTTGCAGATCGCGCTCAAGCATTTCAGCCTTCTGCGGCTTGGGCGTGTAGATGGCGCTGTGGACGGTCGAGCAACCGGCGCGGATGCCCATCTGAAGCAGCTTGTCGCCCATGACCTTGGCTGCTTTGCCGGTCGGCGCCATGAAGGCGATCTGGTCGATGCTCAGACCAAGACTGTCCACGATCTCGGGCAGGATGGTCGATTTACCTGTTCCTGCAAAACCGCCTAGAACGAAGACGCGCTTGTTCTCGACTTCATTGCGATACCAGTTGACGATTGCCCTGACGGCTTTGCCCTGCTGGTCTGTGAGAGCGAACATTGATGTCTCCGGGCAAGAGCCTTCGAGCCACGGCAGCGCCGTAAGCGAGGCTTCTTCATGATGGGGAGGACCGGCTGGTGAGGCCGGTCCAGATTACGCCATGGTCTGGCGGCTTCGGCGTTCAGTCGCCGACGACATCGTCGCCGCAGCCATACTGCGTCTGGACGAACGTATCCTTGGGGAAGCGCAGCAGGTAGATCGACGACATGCAGGCGAGCAGTTGCTTGAATTCGCCTTCAGGCAGATTGAGCGTCCCGCGACCGAGGACACCGATCGTGTAGGAGGCGCCATTCATCGGACCGCCATGGAGTACCGAGACGACTCCGTTGGCCACAGTTGCGCCGGAGATCACGGCTCCCGACGGATGCGGGGTGGAGTCGACCACTTCAGGCTTGGGGAGATTTTCGAGGACGGCGAGCATTGTATTCCGATCAGATGGTAAAAGGAGGAAATCCGTCGGACACCTTCCACGAGATGCCGAACCAGCCGCGCTCTGGGCGGTGGGTCACACCAAACACGTCCACGACACGGTGCGATTTGCCGTTGTCGAGAAGGTAGAGCGAAACTGGGTTCCTGATGGTGAAGGTGCCGTTCGCGTATGTGTACGTCCGGTACTGCTCATCAGAGATGTCGATCGGCTTGGGAATTGCAGGGGCGGCGATTTCATCGGCCATGGGATTTCCCTCGAAGAAGGCTCACCCGCCGAAGCGGGTGAGCTTATTGGTCACGCGAAGCGACGGACCCGTGCGTTGGCGGGCGGGGCGCCACGACCCGGCGAACGGCCACGCGGTTCGGGGAGCGTATCGCCGTCATCTTCGGCAACTTCCGGTTCCACAGCAGCCGGAGCCGGGCGGCGACGGACAGGTGCAACAGGTGCTTCTTCTTCTTCTTCCGGCGCCACAGCAGCCGGGGCAGGGCGGCGACGGACAGGTGCCACCGGTTCTTCTTCGGCTTCCGGTTCAGGCAGAGCAGCAGGAGCCTGACGACGGGCCGGGGTAGCCGCAACAGGAGCGGGCTCCTCGTAGTCGTCGGCGCCGTCGGCCGAACCCTGCACCACACCGGCCAGTTCGTCCTCGGTGATCCAGCCGACGATCTTGAGGTTCACGGCATACTTCTTGCCGTGCTTCTTCTGCTTCGGAATGTAGGATTCCGAAGTAACCTCGACCACCGGCAGTTCGCCCGGCTTCGACATGAACACGCGGCCATATGCTGCCGACAGCTTCTTCAGGCTGCGAACCGCGCCACCGGTCGAAGTCTTGAACAGCAGCGGCTTGCCCACGTCGGGGTGCGAAGCGGCGTCGGCATCGGTGCCGTGTTCGAGCAGGATGAACGAGATCGAGCCCGCTTCACGCCAGCCGTCGTCGGCATCGTCGTAAGGACCATGGTCGGTCAGTTCCATCTCGCGGGGAGGGCGACCTTCGAGGATGTTGACGAGAACTTCCTCGACGACTGCGCTTTCCTTCCAGCAGATGAAACCCTGCTCGTAGGTGTTCAGGTCGGCGACCAGATAGCTGCCCAGCGGCAGGCTTTCGTCGTCGGCCCCATAGGTCAGTTCCCCGGTGTTGCCGTTGAACTTGAGGTAGTCACCGGTTTCGGCGCCACGACCTGCTTCGGCGAAGGGGTTGACCCCACCGTAAGCGGCCAGAGCGTTTGCACCTGAACGAGTTACTGAAGTTGCCATATTTACTCCGGATGGCTTGTGGAAAGTGAATGCCAGTTTTACGCAACTGGCGGGCGAACAGTGTTCATCCAGACTGTCAGTGATGAGCCTGTGTAGTCAGCCGGAAGCGGCTGTCAGGCGTCGGTGTTGACTGAGGAAGGTGCGGCTGAGACTGCCGCTTCGACTGCCGGTGCGGCGGAAACCGCAGCTTCCACGACCGGCACAGCCGCAACAACTGCTGCGACAAACGGAGCAGATTCCGGTGCCACTGCCTGCACTTTGGCGGCGGCAAGATCGACAACCGGTGCCACGTCGGAGACAACGGCCGACGGGGTCAGGTTCGACTTGATGTTCAGGACATGGGCGATGCCGGTCTCGATCGAGTGAATCTCGTCGAGTGTAGCTTCTTCCATGATCGCTGCCTTCAGGCGAGCGGCGCGCAACAGGTCCAGCAGATGCAATTCGGTCTGCTTGGCGTCGGCCTTGATGACGGTGATGTAGTCGAGCTTGGCTTCGATCTCGGCGTCGGCCTTGGCGACGACCTTTTCGATGTGAGCTTCAAGGTTCTTGACGAACGCCAGCACACTGCTGATGTCTTTCAAAAACCACTTCGTGAGAGTGGAGAGCATGTCGGGGGTTTCCTTGGGTCGCGAGTCGGATGCGATGGTTGACTGTTATTAAGAATTGTCTCAAATGTCAACTCATAATAACTGTGGTAGGCGTGCTAATCGGTGTCCACGACGCCTTTGAGCTTGACCCGGAGAGTGTCGAAGCCTGATCCGGTCTTCTGGTATTTGGACAGGTCGATACCATCGTCGGCCATGGACAGGAGATCGAGCGAGGACTTGCCTTTGCTCCAAGACAGGGAGATCGAGAAGCTGTCGTCGCCGACGCCCTTGGTCTGCTTTTCGCGCAGGATAGCTTTGATCTGCTCTTCAGCGATCTTCTTCTCCTGCTCGGCTTCCTTCTTGACCGCGTCCCATTTCTTCTGCTCGACGGCCAGCGCGGCCAGACGCTCATGGGTCTCGGAATCAACGGCCGTTCTCACCTTGGGTGACGTGTCGCCTTGGACGACGGCGCATTCCTCGGTGAACTCGCACAGCTTGCAATCGCCGTTGATCTTGCCTTCCGGCATCAGGTCTTTCGGGTCCTTGGTCGCGTAGACCTTGTTCGACCGCAGCTTTGCCGCATCGTACATCTTGGGGTCACGCTTGACCCAAAAGATGCGGATGTCCGAGATGAAGGACGCGTTGAAATAGATGATCAGCGCGTATTCCGGCCGGTAAGGCGTAAGCTCGTGGATGAGCCCCATCTGGACCTGAACCTGACCGACGTGGACCGGCTTGGCCCCTTTGATCGAGGCGCGGGGATCGAACGATTTGAATTCGGTGACGAAGCAGTCGCTTTCGATGTCTTCGACGCCAAGCTGCGACAGGACATCACTCGCCACATCGATCACCAGACCATCCGGCGTTGCGGACAGACGGCCCTTCTTCAAGGTCTCCTGTTCCTCACCGGCATAGATCAGGCTGGCGCCTTCAGGGATGACCGCCATCACTGACGGGACAGCGACGTTGTTTTCGATCACGTCACCGCGCCGCGCCGCACCCCAGTCGGGCACATAGTCGTCGTCAGCTTCATAGCCGAACTTCTTGAAGAAGCACTTGCGAAGGCAGGTGAACACTTCCGACGCACCAAGCGACAGTTGGCGATCGTATTTCCATTCCTTCTCGTTCAACGCCGAATAGGCATCGAACATCCCGGCAAAATCAATTGCTGCCATTGGGAGCCTCCTGACGCGTGATGTCGAGTACATCGGCGAGGTCTTCAAAAAGGCCGGGCTCATGCTTGAGCAACTTGATGACTTTCAAGGTCATCATCGCCTTGATCTCGTCTTTGGTGATGAAAGTCTCGTCGTTCAGGAGAGTGAACAGGACCGTGTAAAGATCGACGACCTCGATCTTGAGTTTGTCGAGATTGGTGGCCGTATTACCATTCTCAGCATACGGGATATAACCTTCGCCAGACCGTGTGATCTTGCAGCGTTCTTTGACGACTTCGCTACCTTCTTCGATCACGAGCGTGACAAGGCGCTGCTGTTTTGCCGAGAACGAGACCGTTGGATCAAGCGCTTCCATTGGCGCCCTCCTGACGAGTGATGCCCATGTTCGACGCAAATTCGTCGAACAGGCCGGGGTAAGTGCGAAGGAGCCGCTGCAACTTTGCGATCGACAACAATTCACCCTCCTCGGGAGGGATGAACGTCACGTCGGTTTGAAGCCGGGCGGCGATGAGAACCAGATCGACAAACTCGACCTTGAGACGACCAAGGGCGGTAGTGCCGTCGGTGTGGATTTCGTCGAAGCCGAAGAGCACACCCTTGGTGTACTCTTTGACGATTTCCGAAGCTTCCTGCACAAGCAGGATGACAAGCTTTTCCTGATCCGTGGTGAACGGCATGGGAGTTTCCTTTGGGGTTACCGCATCACGCGGCGAGGGGCGTGTACCGGGTCTTCAGGCCGACCTTTTCCGAGGTGGCGTTGAATTTGGCGGCGACAGCGTCGTCCAGACTGAACCCCGCGTAAGCGGCGAGCAGAAAAGCGTAGGAGGATGCTGCTGCGAGATGGTCGTGAAGTTCGGCATCGCTCGACCGGCTACCCTTCATCCCAAGACTCTCGCGTTCGAGCTTCTTGATCGAATTGCAGGCATGGCCGACCTTGATCGACAGCATCCGAATGGCCTGCTCGGCGTTGGCACATCCGACAACGACAGTGTCGAGATCGATACCGCGACGAAGGGCGATCAGATCGATGCAGATCACCACATCGGCGAGTTCCGCCTTGTATCGATCCAAGTTGAAGTCTTCCCAGACCTCGATAAACTCGCCGAGTTCACCGGCCAGTTCGTTGCCCGAATAGGCGAGTGACAGTTCGCCAGCGGTACACCATTCGATTTGTCGAGTGATGTTTGCCTCACGCAGCGTGTGACGATGAGTAAGAGTGTCAGTCGTGGACATAGTTCATCCCTTTGAGAATGCTGAGCACCACGGTCCGGAACAAAGTGTCCTTGAACTGCTGGTGGGGAGGGAGTGCCGAGAAGGGCACGACGCACGGGTGGGTCTTGGCTACCACGTCCTTCACGGGGCCGTAGACCCAACCTTCTGCGACCTTTTCGGCAAGCCACGAGTTGTGCGTAGCGTCGTCGCCCAGATCGGGATCGGAGGCGAGAAGCTGGACGCCGGTCATGGCGCTACGGCGCTGCCACTCGGGAGCGTCATCCCAAGAGACTTGGCTGTGATCGCCACTGAAGGCGCACCAAACGCGGTTGGCCTCGTGAGCGGCCCGTGCGGCCGTCCGGATAACGTCGTTGCTCATTTGTGATCCTTGTTGAGATGGACGACGATGGCGGCATCGGCGTCGCGCAAGTTGGTGTAAGGTCCGTGGACACCCTGCTTCTCGTCGGTCCACCACCACGAACCATATTGGTCCTGATGTGGAGAGATGGTCATCTCTTCGTCGAAAGCTTCTTGGGCTTGTGTCCAAGTCCAAAAGGGACCACGCAGTCCGTCATAGTTGTCGATGAACCACCAAGTGCCACGATGAGGACCGTTGAACTTGTCGGTAATTTCAAACGGCACCTGCTTCGGGAACTTCAACTTCGGTTTGATGGAACGGACGACACCCATGTCAGAGAGCTTCGACCGGGGTGACCATGACATCGACGATCTGAAGAGAACGAATGACATTCATGAGCTTTGAGCTATCTTCGTCAGAAACCGACGGCGATGCAGCAATGTTGGTGAAGTACGAGCGATAGTAATGTGCCTGCTCGATGACTACCTCTTCTTGTTCGTGTGCTGCGAGGACGACGGGTTTGCCATCCATGTTCGTGGCGAGCAGTCCTTTGGCGAGGATTCCCATGGTATTCCTATGCTGTTTGGGGATTGGCGAGCATTTCGTCGATCTTCGCCAGTTCGTTTTTGAACAGGCCGAGGCGCAGGCACTCGTAGAAGATCGTCCGGGTGTTCCGGATGTCGTGGATGGCGCTGTGGGCCTTCTCCATCGGGGTCTTGAAGAAGTAGAACCAAGCCTCTTCCAGCTTGGGCCACTTCCAGTTGTTCCCCGACGGATTGCGCTGGTCCTTCTTCGGGATGCGGCAGACCGGGGTCAGTGCCTTCATCGTGCAGAACAGCGGCTTGCCGCAGTGGACCGAAATGGACGGCTGGTTCGGCTGAAGACGGTGGTATTCCATCTCCATCTGAGGACCGTCGAATGCGGTATTGTGCGCCACGATGAAGTCGGCGTTGGCCGCAGCAATCATGTAGGCTTCGATGGCGTCGGCGATCGGGAGCCCCTTCTGGTAGCACATGTCCTCGGTGATCCCGGTGATCTCGGACGCGATCGGATCGATCAGACGGTCTGTCGGCTGGCCGAATTTGTCCTTACGGAACGGCCACTGCTCGGGCAGGATCAGGGAATCGATCACGAGCGCTTCGCGGCCCTGAACATCAAGGATCGCGCCAAGTTCGGTGATGTGCGGCTGGTCCGGATTGGAGATCGGCTTGCCCCGAAGAGGCAGACCGGTGGTTTCCGTATCTACAAACAGGATGTTGTAGGGGAGGGTGGTCTGGTCTGACATCACTCGCCCCCGACGTGCTTGGCAAAGTGATCCGCATTCAGCGTCCCGCGCCACGGCGACGTAGGACTGCCTTGCGCTTCGGCCGCAGCCGCCTCTTCGCCAGCCTGTTGGTGTTCCGCGATGTCGAGATCGATGTGAGCCATCGTCACACCGCGCCGAATGACCTCGGAACCGAAGGCGAAAAGCCAGCCTTTGACGACAGGTAAGAGAGCGAACCCGATGCCGATCGACATGGTGTAGCTGGGCGTGACGTTGTAATGGGCCAGCGCGGCGAGGGAGAGACCCGCGCACACTTCCAAGGCGGCAACAGCGTAGTTGCCTGCCCCACGAGGGGTGTAATACTGCATGTTGGGGAGATTCCTTATGTTCATCCTCGATAACGATTTCGAGGTAAATGTCAAGTTAAACTGTCGGTGATGGATCAGAAATTGCCTTCAGCAACCTGTGCAGCCATCACTCCGTGCGAGCGAAACATGGCGATGACACTGCTACGATCGTCGAACACGAGATCGGGCTTGCCATGCTCGTCCATCCATTCCTGTTTGAGGACGGTGTCGGGCCGGTAATCGCTGGCGGGTCTCATGCGGATGGCGTCGGGGAAAGGGACATCGTTCTTCCGAAACCACTCGTTCGTGAGATTTTTGACGGCATCGGAACGGCCGGTCCATACCTCGACGCGGTGAACGTCAATACCGTCTTCGCAGCAATCCAAGAGGGTATGATAGACCTCTACGATGGGGAGGTTGACGCCGTCGTCACCACAGGCGGCGAGATATGAATCCCAGTCGGGAACGCCCTTCTCGATGAAGTGGTTGCGATGCTGGTTGAGGGCCAGCGTTCCGTCGAGATCAAAGACGATGAACATAACGTTCCAGTGCATGAAGAGGGGAGCCGTGGGCGAAAATTACCTCCATCACCAAAAGGAAGGTGATCATAAACCACAGGGTCCCAGCCAAGCGGTTGATGGAAGGAGACTGGCCGTCTGGGCAGTGCATGTCAGAACCCGTTGCTCAGCAGCGTGGCTCCGATCACCTTGCGTGTCGCGTCGCGCCACCCGTCAAGATGAGCATCCCACGCGTTGTCACGCAGTTGCGACGGAACGCCAACGATCGACGCGTAGCCTGCTAGAGTTTCTGCGGCCGGTGGATCGTTGGCATCCAGCGCAATAGCGGCTTGGAAAGCAGCAACGTCCTGCTTGCCGAGCACGACACCGGCATCGTAGTTGCTGACGTATGCGCCGCGCTCGTAGTACATCCAGTACCGGCGCATTCCCATGTACGGTGACGGGCGTTCGTCGAGAGGGCCAAGCGTGTAGTAGCCCGCTGCTGCTCCGAGACCGAGGCTCATCAGGCGTCTCCGTTCAGGATGTCCATGGCGAAGTCATAGCCTTCCCAGTTGTCCACACCGGCCGCTTCGAGCGCATCCAGCTTGTCGGAAGCCGCTTGGAGTTCGGCATAATCTTCGAGAGTGATGGTAACGGTACCTACTTGAATAGTCATAGTAACCTCGCGTTAAGTTAAAATGTCAGTGAGTTTCGAACCAGCTAATTCCGTGTACAGCGGAAGCATCTACAGGAAGTGCGAAGTTTAGGTGTTCACCGGCAAGCTTAGCTGCTTCTACACAGATGCGCTTGAACTCGGATTCCAATCCGTCTCTACATGCGATCTGGGCCTCATCGTGTATCCATGCTGCAAACACGTAGTCTTTATCCCAGCCATACTCATAGCCAGCTTCAGTCAACATGTCCTCGATGAAGACCAGCCACCAGTTTGCGATCGTCGCGCCCATGCCCTGAAGGTCGGTGTTCAAAGCAGCATGAGGCGACCGGACGAACAGACGACGACCATCTATCCCAACGATGTACTTGCGTCTTGCTTGGCGCCCGATGTCGCGGATCACCTTGTTCAACGCGGGTAGGTTACGAAGGAAGCGTGCCTTCAGTTCCTTACCGATGCGGGCCTGCACGTGTGGAGGAGCCAGTGGATCGACAATTGAGCCGATCTTTTCGTCACCTGCGCCGTAGAGAAACGCGTAGATAAAGGTCTTGGCGGTGTCGCGGCTGTCCAACTCAGCCATACGCTGGTTTTCTGCGTGGATATCGCCTTCAAGCAGCACACGGCCGTAAGCGCCACCGTCGTACATCGCCATGCGGTGGGCAAGGCAGCGAAGTTCGATACCGGCCAAGTCAGAGCCGACCAGCGTAAAGCCTTCAGGAACCACGAACAGCGAGCGGCTTTCACAGCCCCATCCGCCACGCAGGCCAAGCAGTTTGACCACGGTTTGCCCGTCTGCGTCGAAGCCTTCCCAACCTGCCTTGGCGAGTACAGGAATTCCCTTCCACATCGCCGTCGGCTTGATCAGGCCGACATAGTTAGGATCAGGAGGCAGAAGGTCTGAGATGTTGACCTTCTTCGACTTTACCGCAGGAATCTGGGCAAGGTTCGGGAAGGAGTGCGTGGCGCGGGTCGTGACGGCACCGCAGGGATTGCAGTAGCCGTGGATGAAGCCGTTCGCGTCAACGACCTTGAGCCACGCCTGTGCGCCGTCGGACAACTGGCCCATGAGCTTGTTGAGCGCCATGAGATCGGCCAGAACTTCGGCGACAGGGAAGCGTTCGCAGATGCGCCGCAGGATAACGTCGTTGGCCTTGACGTTGCCCTTCTCGGTGTAATCTTCGTCCTCAGGCTCCCAGCCCATGTCCTGAAGGCGGTCCGTGATCTGTGGACGCGACCGGGGATTGAATTCCTGCCATTTGAAAGGCGTCGCCCAGCTATCGGCATGATACCAAGCTTGCGTCGGTTCCTTCCACTTGGGCGAATGGTTTTTCCGCTTCTCAGGGACGCCCCAGTGGCGGATCGTGTCCACGTCCTCTTCAGTGATGCCGAAGTCAGGGAATTCGCACCCAGCGGCGGCGCAGGGGCCGATAGGAGGGGTTTCCATCCGTTTGTTGGGAATGAAGCGTCCGGGGAACTCTGCCTCAAGCTGGACGCACAGACGTTCGCGTTCGATGACAAGCTGGTCAGCGAGAATCTGACCGTTGTCCTTATCGAACATGAAGCCGTTGTCTTGCTGACGAGCCATGAGATCGGCGAGACGGTGCTGCACATAGACGGCTTGAGGAGACTGTTCGCGAGCCTGTATCATGCCCCACAAAAGCGTGGTTACGGCAACGTCGCCGACGCAGTATTCTTCCAAGTCCTCGGTCCATGTGCCCCAGACATAGAGGCGCATGGCGTCCGTTCCCGGCAGGATGCCCTTGGCGAGCGCTTCCTGTTCCCGGATTTTGGAATACTCGCCCTTGAACATGCCAAGGCGCTGACCCCAAGCTTCGAGCTTGTGGGTGCCGATGAGCTTGCCATCGAGCTTCCCCTGTTCAAACAGGCGGAAGTCGCGGTCCTTCTGATCAGGAAAAATAAGTCGAGCCAACACAAGAGTGTCACGTATAAGTGACTGTGGTTGCCATCCGTACAGGTATTCAAGCATAGGAATATCGTAGGCAACGATATTGTGACCTATTATCATGTCAGCATCATCGAGTAGTGCGAACACTTTCTCGATAGTATTCTCGCGCTTGTTGCGGCGGAACTTCCACACCTGTCCGGTCGTGGGGTGTTGGACGACGATACAGTGAACGCGGGTTACCTGATCGAGGAGACCATCTGTTTCAGCGTCAAAGACCAGTACGTCGTAAGTTTTTGGTTTGATCCGCATAAAAGTCAGCGACAGTCCTTAGCTGTTCTGGCGTAGCATCGTTTTTGATGCGATTGGCTAACCAAGAAACAACTAGAACATTGCCCTTGATGTAACCCAAATTATTATTTATTCTGTCTAGGCTCGGACTATAGTCCGACCTTCCGCAGTTCAAACCCGTATCGAGTAAGAAGCCAAATACTGGACAGCGTTCGGGAATGGCCACGTCGTCTATAGTAATGGAGAATTCGATAAATTTGATTTTAGCGCGATATT